CAGACGGGGTGGAGCAGACGCTTGCCGACACCCGGGTCCGTGACGGCAGAATCTACGCACCGACTGCGGGCTGGCCGACGATCGAGGATTACTCGACCGTCACCGTCACTTACACGGCGGGATTCGCAACGACGCCGCCCGAGATCGACCAGACCATGCTTCTGCTCATCGGCCACTGGTACCGCAACCGCGAAGCTGTTGTCGTCGGCTCGATCACGAAGGAAATCGAGTATGCAATAGAGGCGCTGGCCGGACCGTTCCGCCTGCCGACAGTGGCATGACCGCCGGCCGCCGCAACAAGCTCATCACCATCGAGCGCTACACGACCACGCAGGACGATTACGGCGAAGAGACCCAGACGTGGGCGACCTACGCAATCGAGTGGGCCGCGATTTATTACGGTCGCGGCGACGAGCGCCGGCAGGCAGCGATGGAACAGGGCCAGCAAGCCGCTACCTTCCAGATGCTTTCGAACCCGTTGACCGAGGCTGTGACGCTGAAGGACCGCATCGTCCATGACGGCGCGAACTGGGACATTACCGGCATCGCGCCAGATACGCCGAAGCGCGGCGAGATCGAACTAACCGCAACAAGGAGCCTGTGATGCGCGTTCGCACGATCCGTAAGCATATAAACCGGCATGGCCCGGTCCCCATCAAACAGCATGGCCGCAAGTACGAGGTCAGCGACCGCGACGGGCGCAACCTGATCGCGGCGGGGCTGGTCGAGGAAGACAGGCCGGCAGCCAAGTTGGGTGGCGATGAAGGTTGAACTGAAGGGCTTTCGGGAGCTGGAGAAGGCGCTCGCAGAAGAGCTCCCGAAGGCGACGGCACGCAACGTCCTGCGCAAGTCCATGATCCAGTCAATGAAGCGCATCGAAACGGGCATGGCCCAACGAGCGCCGCACGATCCGCAGGACCGTGACGGCGACGGCAACCACCTGAACGAAACAATGAAGACGCAGGCGGTGAAGGCAAAGCGCCAGCGCGGCTCTGCCAAGTTCGCGCGCTCTACCGGGATCGAAGTGATGACCGGCCCAGCACCCGTAGGCAAGCGCGCCCGTGCGAACGCAGGTTGGCAGGAAGACGGGACGGTGAAGATGCCTCCGCACGCGTACGCTCGCCCGACTGCCGATGCAGAAGGGCGGCGCGTGGTCGACGAAGTGATCGATGTGCTGAGAGAAAATATCGACAAGGCGAAGGCGCGGGTTGCCCGCAAGGCGGCACGGCAGGCAGCGAAGGGGTAGTAGATGGCCGACTTCGCTCAAGCACTGAAGGCCCGTTTGGTTGCCGCAATCGGCGGTGAGATTCATTGGGGCATCGTCCCGCAGGCGAAGTCACTGCCCTACGATCGGCTTCAGGTGATCAGTGATCCGCGCCCGCAGCATCTGCAAGGATACGACGGCGCGCGCGTGAGCCGCGTGCAGGCCGATTGCTTCGCCTCTAGTTGGGGTGCGGCGCGCGCTCGCGCAGAAGCGATCATCTCAGCGCTCGCCGCGCCATCAACGGTTAACGGCATCCAGTTCGGCCGCATCAAGGCTGAAGGCCCCCGCGACCTCGGCGAGGACGTGGAAGGCATCGGTTACATCCATAGGGCGAGCCTGGACCTGCTCGTCGAACACACACTGGCTTAACGGTCCAATCTCAGGAGAAAACTAGTGGCAGAAGATCAGGAAGCCAGCGTAGGCTGGAACGGAGAGGCGTGGCTGTCGACCGACGCCACGGTCACGAACCTCGCAGAACTCGTCCAGGTGGTTAGTTTCGGCTTGCCATCCAGCACGGGCGAGCGCGTCGAGACAACGCACCTCAAGTCGCCCAATCGGCGCCGTGAATACACCAGCGGCCTGATCGACGGCGGCGAAATCGAGGTCACGATCAACTTCCGTCCCGGATCCGACACCGACGTGCTGCTCGAAGCGGCGCAGGTCGCCGGCGACGAGCGTGCCGCGCGCTTCAACGTGCCGGAGCTCGGCGTGCCGACCTGGACCTATGACGTGACCGTTATCGTCCTGTCCTACGATAAGGGCGAGGTCAGCGCGGACGGGAAGATGGAGGCGTCGATCACCATGGCGGTGACCGGTGACGTAACCAGCGCCGCTTACGTTGAGCCCGTCTAATGGCGAACGCGATCCGCGGTGAAGTCCCGCTCAATCTGAGCGACGGGCGGACCTTCACTCTCATCATGGATATGGAAGCGCTGGTCGAGGCGGAAAGCGCCTACGGCAAGCCTCTCCAGAAGATGATGGCCGACGCGGCGCAAGGTTTCGTCGGGGCCTCGCGCGCTCTGCTCTACGGGGCTCTGCGGGCGAAGCATCCGGATGTGACGCTGCGGGATGCCTCGGCGATCTTCATGACCGACGCGGATGCCGCCGGCGAGGCGCTTACCGAGGCGGTTGAGAAAGGCTTTCCCGATGCTGCCAAGAGTGCGGAGGGAAAGGTATCCCGCCCTCGCACGAAGACCTCTGGCGGCAGTGGTGCGAAGCGGGCCTAGAACCTGACGTCTTCTGGCGGCAGACGCCCCGCACATTCGCGCTGATCGTCGGTGCTCGGATGAAGGCCCGGAACGATGCCGAGACCTCCATAGGGTGGCAGGTCGAACGGTTCGCCCGCGAGGGCAAGAAACTGAAGTCCCTCCACAAGTACCTGGAACCCGTGCCGTCTCCTGAACGGAAGCGGGACAAGGGCACGCGGGACGTGAAGCGCATGTTCGACAAGCTGATCAGGAAGCAGGAGGCAGAGCGTGGCACTCAGTGATGTGATCTCTCGTCTCGCTGTTTCCTTGTCGATGGAAACTGCCGCTTTCGAAAAGGGTGCTGATCTCGCTGAAAAGCGGATGAATCAGACCCGCAGGAAGCTCGAGGCGATCGGCGGCAAGATGGCCGGCATCGGCAAGCGCATGTCTGTCAGCATCACTGCGCCGATCCTCGCTATCGGCACTGCCAGTGTGAGGGCGTCCAGCCAATTCGAAGCCAGCATGTCAAACGTCTCCACGCTCGTGGACACGACGACCGAGTCCATGAAGGACATGAGCGCGGCGGTTCTGGATATTTCTCGTCGCGTGCCGGTGGCGCTGGATGACCTTTCCTCCGCGCTCTACAATATCCGATCCGCCGGCATCGACGCATCCGATGCGATGAAGGTTCTCGAAGGTTCCGCGCGGCTCGGCGTGGCCGGGCTCGGCACAACCGAACAGGCGGTCGACTTGGTCACGTCTTCCATCAACGCGTTCGGGCTTGAGGGTGAGAAGGCCGAGAAGGTCTACGATAATATCTTCAAGACGGTGAAGGCGGGCAAGACCGACATCGCGCAGTTGTCGCAGGGGTTCGGTGCGGTGGCGGGCACTGTCGCCAATGCTGGCGTCGAGCTGGACGAATATCTCGCCTCCGTCGCGGCGATGACCACGACCGGCCTGCCGGCTGCCCAGGCGCATACGCAGATCAGGGCGGCTATCGTCGGCCTGACGCGCGACACGAAAGAAACGCAGGCGGTTTTCGGCCAGCTCGGAGCCAAGACCTTCAAGGATCTCGTCGCGCAGTCGGGCGGCATGGTGCCCGCCTTCCAGCGGATCGGGGAAGCGTTGAACTGGAACGACGCCGAGATGATCAAACTGCTCGGGTCTTCCGAGGCGTTCGCTGCCGTCCTCGCCACAGCCAGGGGACAGAACGAGGCATTCACCTCGACGCTGGCTGACATGCGCGAGGGCACCGACGCAGTAGGCGAAGCGTTCGACAAGCAGGCCGGAACCACCGCGGCCAAGGCGCAGCTGATGAAGAACCAGCTTGGCGCGGCGGCGGTCCAGATCGGCGAAGTGCTGGTACCCGTCATAAGCAAGCTGGCCGGATGGATCGGCGATCTCGCCAGCAGGTTTTCGGAGCTCGACCCCACGACCAAGAAGGTGATCGTGACCGTCGCTGCACTGGCCGCGGCCATTGGCCCGGTCCTATTCGTGCTGGGCTCGCTGCTGTCCGTTGGCGCGCCGCTGCTGGCCTTCCTCGGTGCCCTGGCGCCGGCCGTTTCCATCGTTGCGAAGGCCATGCTGCTGCTCGCTCTCAACCCGGCAATCCTCGGCCTCGCGGCCGTGATCGGCGGCATCTACCTGGCGTGGAAGAACTGGGACAAGAT